GAGAAGTTGAAGGGGGGTGAGAAACCAAGACCATAGGAATTGCGATAAGTGTGGTTTACGTTGGTTTACGAGAGATTGAAAATGGTTGAAAAATGGGTGGCGGTCAATAAATGTTTGAAAGCGGTTTTGGTAAAAAAAAAGGATTATTTTGGATTATTTTTCTGACGCCAGGGTGATAGTTTCGCCTTTAAACGATACTTGATAGTAGCCCAATTCCTGTTTTTCATTTCTTGATGAAGTTGAACGTTACTTAAGAATAAATTCTCGGCCAAAGGATTCAGGATCATTTTCTGTCCAGACACCTTCGCAAATGGAATGGCAGGCCCGCTTGGTAATCAACATAGAATGTTCATTTTTCGATACGTAAAGAAAACAATTATTATCCATTGACCAAACCTTTAACGGTTTTGGAAGATGTTGAGGTCGAGCGGCCACTTTAAATTCAAACAAGAGCCCTTCTGTATATTGATCACCGGTTGGGCTTTTACTCACTTTGGCCGCGGTTAGATCGGCGGCATAGCGGTCGAGTCCAGGACAGGCTTTTATTATTTTTGGTAGGGAAGTGTTTGCCCTGGAAACAAGTTTTGGATCGCCCTTTTGATTAATTGTGAAAGTTGGGTTAGCTGTATCAGCGAACGCTGTTGAAATAAGCAGAGTTACGGCCAGAAAAGCCGTGATTGCGATATTTTTCACGTTTCCTCCTTTGGTTTTTATGCCCTCATCGAAAAAAGCCATTAGAAATTAACAAAGATCAGGCTGCCTTCTTTTCGGATGATGGTCCCTCTTCGGGTAATTTTTCACGCGCCTCTTCCTGCCGTTTCATCTCCATAATATAGCTTTTCATCTCGGCCATATCGGCTTCCATTTCCACCACTCGTTGTTCCAGGCTCTTCGATTTCGTCTTGTTTTCAACAGCATCCGAGAAGGCCATGAGGTTGGCGTTTATGGCCCTGATATACACATTGTCAGCGGAAGTGTAGATCTTGGTGAGCATCCCCATGCCTTCAACCATTCCAAGCGAATCGAAAGAGGTATTCTCAGAAATTGATTCCTCGGTACAAGCATCTTTCAAAACAGATTTAGAAACATTTGTGATCGTTTTTTTTTCGCTGTCACCTTCACCAGTAAGCAACCATGTCGGATCAATCTCTGGGTTAAATTCCAAAACTTTAGAAAGAAAACTAAAGTCTGGTGACCTTAACCCTTTCTCATAATTAACAATAGTTGTTTTGCTCACGCCAATGGCAAGGGCGAATTTATCCCGAGAAATCCCTTTTCTTAGATATTGGAGTCTTTCGCCGATAGTTTTCATGGCTCTATTGTGACCATAGGTTCAAGAAAAAACAAATAAAAGATTACGATTGAGGTTGACAAGGTAACGTCCGTGACTGTATTGATACACGTACGCAGTCTATATATTTTCAAAACGTAGTCGGAACAAGCCAAAAAAACGAGACATCTATTATGGACACTAGAAACCAAGCAAAAATAGTCTGCGGTTCATGGCCAAGACTTGACATGGCTATTCTTGAAACAATCCCGGCCAAAGAGCTTTGCATGCAGCTGTGGCAGTTGGAATGTCATCCATCATCGATAGAAAAATCGCTCGCCAAAGATCTTTTTGCCTCGGATGAAACCATAAGGGAAAATGCTCGTCGATTTCGAGCTTCCTTAACTCGCCCAAAAGATGAGACCAACGTGAGAAAAGTACGATGGCGGTATCTTTTGACAAGGCGTCGACGATTGCATGCACCTCGTTTTCGTCAACGGCAAAGCTCATGGACATCAAAGCGGCATTAACCCTCTTTGTTTCTCTATGGACCAAGAATGCAAATTCACTTTTTTTCATCCCTGTGCCGCCAAGTTTGAAAACAACTCCTTTTGGCAGCAAGTCATTGAAGAGAGCTTTGGACAATGAAATCCATAAAGATATAGCGTCGTTTTTTTGCATCTTTCCGTTTTCTCGTGGTGCTCACAACTCCCAATTTAAACAGATTAGAGACTTTACATGAATAACCTGCAACACCTCTTAAAGCTGCGCGGGGTCACCATGCAGAAACTGGCCGAAGCGATCGGCATGAGCATGCACCCGGTGCAAAAGAACGTGAAAGGATCGCGCCAGACACCGCACATTCAGCAGAAAATTGCCGAATTCGTGGGTTTGCCGGTGGAAAAATGCTTCGGGCCTACTTCCAGCCGACCCTTGCGAACTCTGATAAGACGAGAAATCAGGAAGAAACGCGGTGAGTACGAGCGGGAATTGAAAAGGAAGGTCCTACCCGCTGTCATCCTAGCATCCGTGCAACCGGCAGTCAATGACTAGGCGAGTGAAAAAAATAGACAGAGGCGACGGGAGGCAGATGAGTCTGCTGGACGTGCTGAAGTCAGCAGTGAACGCGCCGGAAACAGAGATGGCTGCAGAAGGGGTTGCCAATATCAGAGAACGGCTGCGGGTGTCGGTGTCAGAAGCCATCAAGCAATGCCCGTTTTCACGATGGGAGATTTCCGGGAAGATGAGCCACCTGTTGGGGGTTGAGGTCAGCAAGTTCCAGCTCGACTCATGGACGGCGGAAAGCAAGGAAGGGCACAGGATACCGGCTGAATACCTCCCTGCATTCTGCATAGTGACCGGGGACCATGGCCCTTTGCGGATGATGGCGGAGACGGCGGGGCTGTTTGCGTTGCCCGGACCGGATGCCCTACGGGCCGAGATCCAGCGTTTGGATGAACAGGAACGGAAGATCAAAGAGGAGAAGCGGAAACGACGGCTTTTTCTGCAAGAGATAGAGGGGAAAGATGGCAACAAGTTATAGGCGAATCGAGGCTGTGCGGGTGAGCATTAATATCCTGCGGCAGTTGAGCGAACAGAAAGAGGCGGTGAGCGGCCAGGATCTGGCGCGGGCCATGGATATGCCGCACGGAACGGTTATGTGCCATCTGTCGACTCTGGAAGAAGAACGCCTGGTACGCTGTGTCGGCGGGGCATGGGAATTGGACATGGGGATGGCGATGTTCTGGGCGCGGAAGAAGGCGCAGCTTGGATCAAGAATCGCTGGAGATACTCAAAATCTGCAACTGTTAGGAGAGTGAGATGGCGTTACCAGAAAACCTGCAACAAGCGATAGACGATCGAAACAAAAAGAGCCTTGACCCTGTTTCAGAGTCCGCAATGGATGTGGTGGCCTTGGAGCAGCAGCGAGAGAGGGATGTTCTACAAAGGCAAGAGGATAAGGAGCAGATGATAGCTGAATGCCACCAGTTTATCGGGCGCATCCAGGCGTTCAATATGGTTGAAAAAGTGGTGACCGTCTCCAGTTTGGTCCAATTGAAACAGCTCAAAGAATCGAAGGTTTACCGAGCTATTCCCGGGTCTGAAACATGGGAAAAGTTTTGTGAAACAATGGGTTACGGATCGCGTCACATCAATGAACAGCTGCAGAACTTGGAGGCGCTTGGTATGCAATTTTTGGAGACCGTCTCCAATTTTCAAATCGGGTACCGCGAACTTCGAAAGCTTCGCAAATTGACCAACGAAGGAAATTTGCTTGTTTCTGATAGTGAGGTTTGGATCGGAGATGAACGCATCCCCCTTTCCCCCGAATCAAAAGAGGACCTTGAGTTCGCTTTGGAGCGGCTCTTAGACGCCAAAGACGCCCAGATCGAAGAAAAAACCGCCACGATCCGCGCCAACGAGCGAGTCTTGGAGTCCAAACAGAAGCTGATTGTCCGCCAAGAAAAAGACCTGGCCAAATACGAAAAAGAGGCCGAGTCCAAGGGGCCGGAGGCATTCGAGAAAGAATTTATCCAGAAAATGCAGAACGCCCGAGTCACCATTGAGGGCTATCTGAATCAATTTGACCCGTCGATCAGGCCGCTTCCGGAAGGGTATACCCCACGGATGGCCAATGAGATGATGATCACCCTGCACGCGCTGATGCGTTCCATCCGGGCCTCTTACGACACCGCCGCCGACACCTACGGCGATCCCGATCTTGACGGCCACGGCTGGGTTCCCCCGAACATGCGTACCGGCAGAGAGGACTAAACCATGGAGTGGGCGCGGGAAATGGCTAGCCGGCTCGCTTGTTCGGGATTCGGCGAGAAAAGCAAGGTGCTTGCCGAATATCAGCAATTGACCGGCAAGGCTCAGGCGACCCTCTATCGGATCGCGGCGCAGCACGGCTACCAGTCGGGAAGGGCCGCCAGGACCGACAAGGGCACGCTCAAGAGCGGGTTGACCAATCAGCAGTTGCAGTTTGTCTCGACGCTGATCTCCGAGAGCGCCCGCCAGGTCAAAGGCACGATCATGCCGCTTTCGGTGGCGCTGCAGATGGCGATTGACAACGAGGTGATCGCGCCCGGGCAGATCTCGGAGGCCCGGCTGCAGGCGATCTTACGGGAGCGGGAGATGAACAGTACGGCTTTGAACGCGGTGGAACCATCGATCAAGATGGCGAGTCTCCATCCCAACCATGTGCACGTCTTCGACGCCTCGATCTGCATCCAGTATTACCTCAAGAACGGCAAGGGGTTACGGATGATCGACGCGCGAGACTATAACGAGAAGAAACCAGCCAACATGGGGAAGATAAAGAATCATATCTGCCGGATGGTACTGGTCGATCATTTCAGCCACCATTTGTTCGTTAAATATTACATCGTTAAGGGCGAAAACGCGCAAATGACCTTTGATTTTCTCTGCAGCGCCTGGCGGGGCGGTCATCACGAGAAGATGCCATTGCGCGGGGTGCCGTTTTACCTGCTGATGGATGCGGGATCGGCCAACATCGCCAAGGGAATTCTGGCTCTGCTGGAGCGGTTGGAGATCGAGATACCCAAGAACATGCCGCACAACCCCCGCCGCCAGGGATCGGCCGAGTGCGCCCAGGAATTGGTAGAGACCCACTTTGAATCCAAACTGCGCTTTGAACCGGCCACCACGGTGGAGGAATTGAACACCTGGGTGTTGGATTGGCTGGCCTATTACAACGCCAGCCAGATCCACCGCCGCCACAATATGAGCCGGAGCGCCTGCTGGTTGGGTATCAAGGAAGAGCAGCTGCGGGACCTACCCGGTGACGCGATTCTCCGGGATCTGTATGCCGAGCCCGAGGTGGAACGGACGGTGGCGGCCGACAACACCATCAGCTTCCGGGGCGAGACTTATCGGGTGAAGCATGTCGAGGGCATCCGCCCGGGCAAGAAGGTGATGGTGGTAATGCGTCCCTACCATGACCCCGAGGTGGCGGTGATCTATAACGACACCACCTACCTTGCCTCACCGGTGGGCAAGCTGGCGGGCGGCTTCTCGGCCGACGCGGCGATCATCGGCCAGGAATACAAGGCCCAGCCCGACACCCTGGTGCAAAAGACCAAAAAGGCCAATGAGAACCTGGCCTACGGCGAGGAACGGGGCAAGAACGATCTTCCGTTCGGCGCGACCATGCAGGTGATGGGTCACATGGCGGACAACATCAAGGCCATCCCCATGCCTCGGCGGGGGACGCCGATGGAGGTGGCACGCACGGAAACACCCAAGGTACTGCCGATCATGGAGCTGTTCAAGCGACTGCGGGCCAACGGGGTGATGCTGGATATCGCCACCAACCGGATGTTGCGTGATGAGTACGGCGAGTCGATCGAGGCCGCGCGGGCGGAAGAGGTGGTGGCGGCCATGGCGGCCGGAGAGGATTGGCGGCGGCGCGAAGTTTCGATGCCGCAGGCTATGGAAGGGTAGAATCACATGAACATAATAGGACAAGGGATAGCCTTTGCGGCCCTGATTGCAGGAACAGTGGCGCTTGAACTCAACGGCAAAAAAACGGATGGGTTATGGATGCTGGTTGTCGTATGGGCGGTGTTTGCTGAATGGAATCCCAAGAAAAAGACCAAGGAGGACCAATGAAAACGGCAACAAAAAGGAGAAAGCGCGCTAGTTATTTTGATAACTGTGTGAGGGGGTGGGCCAGAACAACCAGTGGTAAACGGGTACGGACGCTCACTGTAAATCGTTATAACGAATACGGCACTGAACGGACCTTTATCTTCAGACTGCCTAATAACGATAAGCGCCCAATGGGGGTTCATCACAGGGGGAATCCATTGTCGTTCAACGATTTTATAGCAACTTTTCCACTCAGAGAGTGGTGCGAAATTATATGGGAGTCTCCGGAATACTCCAAGGAGGACCAATGAAAACGGCAAAGGTGTATGGCATGGATTTTACGCCCATTGTGCTGAAACAGCTGGTGATAGATTGCGGCATTGTGCAGACCGCGTTGACGGAGCAAATGCGGGATGAGATGGGGGTCGAGGTGTCGCGCCCGACCATCAATCTCTGTCTGAATCGGGGATATATTCCCGGAACAATGCCGAAATTCTCGGAGGCGATGGAGCTGATCGTGGGCAGGAACAGTCAGGCTGTGGAATGGCTGGGGGCAAGGGGTTTACGGTTGAACGACATCTGGTGCCCGCTGGGTAAAGATCTGCGGGACGCAAAGGCTGCGGGTCACGGCAAGCGGATCGCACGGGGGAGACATCGGGCATTGACGGCACCCGATGCCTCCGAACAGAAAATCATCAACAAAGAGGTAGAGATGATCACTCAGGAAGCAATACGGCATTTCAAGATGTTCCGCAACCCCTTCATCGACGATATCCAGAAGGATACCGACGTATACATGAGCGATGAGCATCGCTATATCGAGGCTTCCATGCTCGACGCGGCCAAGCATGGCGGGTTCCTGGCGATTATCGGCGAGGTGGGAAGCGGCAAGAGCGTGATGCGGCGCAAGGTGGTTGAGGCGCTAAAGCGGGATAGCGATACCCTGATCATCTATCCGCAGATGATCGACAAAGGCCGGCTGACCGCTGGGTCGATCTGTGACGCCATCATCCTGGACGTGAGCAGCGAGAAATGCCGCTGCAAGTTGGAGGATAAGACCCGGCAGGTGCAGCGGTTGCTGCTGGATAGGGCCAAGAGCGGGTACAAAGCGTGCCTGATTGTTGAGGAAGCGCACGATCTCAAGGTGCAGACGCTGAAATTCCTCAAGCGTTTCTATGAGTTGGAAGATGGATACAAAAAGCTGTTAGGGATCATCCTGATCGGTCAGACCGAGCTGAAGCACATGTTCAATGAAGCGCAAAATGTGGACATGCGGGAGGTGATACGGCGGGTGCAGGTGGCGGAGATCCGGGGGCTCAATGGCCATCTCCGGGAGTACCTGGAAGTGAAGTTCAGGCGGGTGGGAGTCAAGCAGATCTCTGATATCTTTACTGATGATGCCTTCGAAGCCTTAAGTAGACGACTGACTAGCAATAGCCGGGACGGTAGAAGCAAGATCAGCCATGCCTATCCGCTCACGGTCAACAATTACACGGCAAGGGCGCTGAATCTTGCCTGCGAGATGGGCGAGCCCAAGATAAGCGGAGAGGTGGTGGACGCCATTTAACATGGCGTATCGATGATAACTTTAACCAGGGAGGGCGTTATGAAGAAGGGGCTCGGGCAGATGGTACGGAACCAGGGGACGGTGAGGAGATTGCAGGGAATGAAGGTATGCCCAGCCATCGGAGAGCATCCCGGGACAGTGATGCTGCAAGAGCTCCAGGAGATCTGCGAGCGCTGCCAGCAGCAGGGGCGAATCGGCAAGGCTTATAAGATGTCTCTCTGCGATCTCTGCCAGGGAAAGATGCTGCCCAAAGAATTGATGATCGAGAGCCTGAACAGACTGGAACAAAAACGAAAACGGCCGAGGCATGCGCGAACATTCCCCGGCCGGAACAATGGAGCGCTACGAATCATGCCCCAGGCGCATAGTACTTGCTGAGGGCACATACCGACAATCACAAAAAGGAGATATCCTGTGGATGCTATAAAACGAGTGGAGATCAGCGAAGGGTTGGAAGAGATCAGCGAGGGAATCGGTCGGATCATGAGCGGAGATCTCCTGAAAATGACCGTGTGCGGAGTGACAGCGGACCGGTTGACAGACCTGTGGGTCAGGGCGAGACGGCTGCAGCAAACCTTGACGGCCCGCGACGTGGTATCCGGTTACAGGCGAGATGCCCTGGAGCAGGTGGGACGGGTCAGCGAGCTGCTGTATGACATGGGCCTCGATCCGGATGATCAACAATTGGCCATCCTCGGACAAGCCTGCGAATTGGTGCAGGAAAAGATCAAGCGATGCCAGCGCCTAGCAAATATTTCCGCGCGGGTGGAGATGCTGGTGGGTGCCGAGGAGGTGGACGCATGAGCGGAACAGCAGTCATCCCTAATGGGTACAAGATCAATGCAGTCGGCCACCTGGTGCCGATAGAGCAGATTAAAGAGGTAGATTTGCTCCGCGACGACTTCGTGATGAAGGCGGTGGAGGCCGCCCAGTACGAGAACGATGCACTGGCGGACTTCAAGAAAAAGTTGACTGAAGACATGAATGCGTTCCTGGATCTCAGCGCCGAACAGTACGGGGTCAAGTTGGGAGGCGGCAAGGGAAATATTCAGCTGACCAGTTTTGACGGCAAATACCGGATCACTCGTGAGATCTCCGAGCGGATCGAATTTGACGAGCGACTTCAGGCGGCAAAAGCCCTGGTAGACGAGTGTCTCAATGAGTGGACCAAGTTCGCCTCGTCGGAAGTCCGCACCTTGATATACCATGCATTTGAGCCGGACAAGACAGGTAGGATCAACACTAAAAGGATCCTTGGGCTGCGCAAGCTCAAGATAGAGCATCCCACATGGATGCGCGCCATGGAAGCGATTGGAGACGCGATCACTGTCACTGGATCCTGTGTGTACCACCGCTTTTACGAGCGGGACGAACAGGGCAAATATCAGCAGATTAATCTCGATTTTTCGGGGGTGTGATGGTGAAACATAAAGTAACGGCGACTATCACGCTGGATGTCGAAGCGGTGTTTGATGCTGATACGGAGCATCCTTTGGCGGATCAGGCCATTCCTGCCCTGGAAGCTGAGGCGGAGTGGCGCTATTGCCTGAAACCGGAAGAGATGCATTTTGATGGGATCAAGACAGTTCCCCTTGTGTGAGGAGCGAAATCACGGCCGGAAAGGAGGCCGTGATCATGCGGAGGTGGCGCTCCGTGTCTGATGAGCAGCCAAGAGGAGAACAGGATGGGAAGGAAAAAGACCGCGAATATCAGTGGCAGTCTCTACGATGGGGACTTCTCGTTGAACTATGACTGCGTGGGAGAGGTTTCTTGCGAGTTTGCGCTTTGCTCTGTCATGCCTCCCGATGACGATAGTAATTGTTTTTTCATGGAGTGCGGATCGTGTCGGCATCCAGCCGCACAAAAGGCGGCTATAAAAGCGCTACGCTCCAGGATGGCGAGAGCCTTGAAGCAGCTGGATGAGGCTGAACTATGATCCTGATTTGCCCCTCATGTGGGGCCACGCATAGCGCCGAGGCCTGGGAGAACGATACTATGGCACGTCAAGCATTGCAGGCGTCCTGCGCCCTGCCCCCTGAAATAAGCAAGGTCTGTCTCGGGTATCTGTCCCTGTTTCGGCCGCGGCAACGGGCGCTTGCCTGGAGCAAGTCGTTACGGATCCTCAACGAGTTGTCCGCCTTGGTCGCCCCGGGGCATGTGCAGGTTCAGGGTAAACCGGCACGTCCCTGTCCGCCACGGATATGGGCGCTGGCTATGGAGCAGATGGTTGAACGATCCGCCACCCTGCAGCGTCCGTTGAAGAATCACAATTACCTGCGGCAGATTGGATGGCAACTGGCCGACCAGGCCGATTCGGGACGGGAGAAGCAGGTGCGGCAGGCGGAAAAATCAGGAGTGACGAAGGTTAATCGATCGGGAGATGATGAGATGAGTCCGGCGATGCGGCGCTATATTGAGGAGAATGGCGACCCATTGGCCACTCCGGCCATGCAGGACATGATGCAACGGATGAAAGCACGACAGGGTGAATTCAATGCCGAGCAGGAATGATCTTGCCAAGATCCATATCGCCAAGAAGGCCCTCGGGCTTACCGACCAGGTATACCGCGATATTCTTAAGGCCCGATTTCGTAAAGATTCGGCGGCAAAACTGAGTGCCGGTCAGGCATTCCAGCTGCTCAACTATTTTCAGACATTGGGGTGGAAGCCTTCGCGACAGCCACAGCTGCCCGGGCTCGATGTGCCAAGGGATGGGCAATCTCAGAAGGTTCTGGCTCTGTGGATATCACTCCACAAGGATAAGATCGTCCGTGACGGCAGCGATCGCGCCCTGATGGCCTTTGTCAAGCGACAGACCGGCAAGGATCACCTGAGATGGTGCGATGCCACTGATAAAAGCCAGGTGATTGAGGCCCTCAAGGATTGGAGGAACCGATTGTGACTCGTAGGCCGATCATTGTACTGCCGGATGAGTATATGCCGGAGATAGAGGAGCTTCCGGGGAATCTGCGCAAGATCGCGGAAGCGATTGAAGAGGTGCTACCCGACCAAGGGGTGCTGATCACCCTGATTCTGGCCCAGAGGTTTGCAGCGATTCCACTCTATTTCCGGAGCGTCGAGAAATTCCTCAACGCTTACCGGGACCAGAAGATGCGGAACGAATACGACCAGGGCGGCATCAACGCCCTGGAGTTGGCCTTAAAAACAGGGATTGGCCTGCGCCAGGTCGAGCGGATACTGGCCCGACCGGCGAGTCAGGCAGAGTTGGAAAGCAAGCAAATGAAGCTATTCGGGTAAACGACCTCGACATAATACTATCACCCTGGGGAGGCCGATAGGCCTCCCTTTCTTTTTTCACCGTCGCGTGACGGCTAACACCCCAACCCCGTACCCGTTATACCTTGCCATGACAAGCGTCTCATGAGCTTGCTTCCTATGAAAATAAGCAAGGGGGAAACATGCTGATTACAGCCAATGAAATCGGGGACCAGCTGTATGCGCTCTGCCCGCAAATGAATGACTGGCTGCCGACGGTAACCGAGGCTTTGACCGTGGAGCCCGACGATGTAGCTGGGATGATCTCGGCGTATCGGAAGTGGTGTTGCGCCCCGGGATGGATAGGGAAAATGTGGGATTGCGACAAGATAGCTGCTGCCGCAACGGTGTCTATCCACCGCAACAGGGCGATGGAGGTGGCCAAGTTGCCGATTTCAGAACGGGTTTTGCTCGCCATCGGCGTGGTCAACGGCACCCGGTTTGAGGGCGAGGACAAGGAGCATACGGTCAATTTTTTTTGCGCTTGGGAGGGGCTCCATTTTTTCGACATGCAGACCGGAAGGATCTGGAGGGGACGGCGGGACGAAGATCAATACTTTTTTGCGAGGATGTGAGATGCAACGATCATGGGTCATACTGGCGGCGGCGCTGCTGGTCTTCTCCGGATGCGCGGAGAGCGGAGACACTTCTGGGGCTATTTTTGAGGTAGTAACAGTACGCACCGAAGATGCGGGATTCTCGACCACCCAGCAGCGAGCTGCGAAAATACAGCAGCCTTGCGGCGCTGTAGCCAAAAAATACCGTCATACCGAGGCGATGAATCCGGACAAGAACGATGAAGGCAAATCCGGAGGTGCGGGAACATCTATCACCCTGCAGCCTTCGGCCCGTACACCGCGGCAACGCGGAGCCATAGCCGCAAAGTCCCAGCATACCGGGGCGGTGGAACTGGACAAAAACGGTGATGGAAAATTGGATGAGGAATATATCCCGGATACCATAGCCCGTAGTGCTGATGTTGCTGCCGCAATAGCGGCCGTGGGTGGTGGGCCTGAGGGTGACCCGGTGTTTACAGCCTGGGACAAGGACTATGGCGATCTCACCAATAGGCCGAGTATCCCCACTTCGTTGAGTTCACTTTCCGAGGATTCCACCCACCGCACAGTCACTGATACGGAAAAGTCCACTTGGTCAGCGAAACAGGATGCCCTGGGGTACACCGCTGAAAATGCGGCCAATAAGGGCGTAGTCAATGGTTATGCAGGATTAGGGGCGGATGGCAAAGTTCCGGCTACTCAGTTACCTGACTCGGCGGGTACCGATGACCAGACAGCAATTGAGGTAATGGCGAGTCCATGGGGTGCCTACTCCGCTACCAATGTGCAGACCTTAATGCAGGAGGTCGATACCGAGCTCAGGGCGTTACTTGGGGCTGGGGGTTCCTTTCCCTCTTGGCTTCCATCCTCTGGACCAACTGCAGACAATCAAATAATTCAGGCAACGGGGGAAGGAACATCAGCGTGGACATCCATCATAGACGGGCTCATCAATGACACAGGGACTGGGGTGGATGACTTACTGAGTGCCTCGGAGATAAACAGCAGAATCGCCACGTCAGCGGGAGCGAAACAGGGGCTCGATCCAGATCTCACCATTGCTGCCGGCGCGGATACTGCGGCAAATTCAACCTGTTTCGGCAAAGATGCATTGGGAACGGTTGGGTTTCAAGCACTCCCCTCGGGCTCCACGCTTGACGTGCCCACTCTGACAGAGGCACAGGAAGGAACGGCAACTGAGCCTAGGGCATGGACAGCTCAGCGCGTCGCGCAAGCCATAGTGGCGTTGGCCCCTGCAGGATCAGGAGGTGAATCATATTACGAAATTGATGGCGGATCGTCCGCGTCAGTCGAATTTTTAGGAATAATCGACGGAGGTACATCTTTATGAAAACATCAACGTTTCGTCGTTGCCTTGGCATCGTCTTTGCGCTCATTCTTTCTTTGGCCACATCAGTACAGTGCGCGGTGACCATCAAGTTGAGAGGAGACACCGCAGCGGGATGGACTACAAACAATCCCGTGCTGGCGCTCCGTGAACCAGGAGTAGAAACGGACACACGGCAAATGAAGGTGGGCGATGGCGTCACCGCATGGAATAGCCTGCAATACACTGCAGGAGGTGTTGATCTGTCTGCCCCTGGACCTATTGGGGCGACTACACCCAGTACCGGCCAATTTACTACATTGGTTTCGACATCGTTTGATTTTGGCAGCCCTGCTACGGGCCAAACCGGGGAAATTGGCCTACAGGAAGACCCAACTAACGGAAATAATATTGTCACGCTGAAAGCGCCATCGCTGCTCGCTGACGACCTGACCATCATTTTACCGGCAGGAGTGGTACCCGCATCATCCTCCGCTGACTGCACCGCTGGTCAATGGTGGTATGACTCCTCCTACTGGTATGTGTGCGTCGCCACCAATACCTGGCGGCGGGCAGCATTGGAGATATGGTGATGCCCATGCGCGTCCTAATCCTTACAGCCCTACTCCTGGCCTACGCTACCCACACTCTGGCAGCATCAGCCAACCTAACCATTACCTATTCCCCAGACCCATCTTGGCAGGTTGCGGGAGACAAGACCTATCTCAATCTCCCGGTCGATACTGTGACCGCCCCGCGTCGGTTAGCTATCATTTTTTTTGCTGACGGTGTGCAAGCGGCGAGTGTTTGGGACCAGCCGTCATCAAGGAAATACAACATATCGGTCCCGATGGTAGGGACGTCAACTTCTTCCCATATTACCGCTCAGGCAGTCGCCTATGAGGACGGTCCATGGCGGGCATCAACGGTCTACTCGTTGGGAGACAAGATTAGTATCGGAGAATATCCCTCCCCATACTACTGGATGGAAGTTACTCGTGCCGGGACTTCAGGGGTCACTGAACCAACCTGGCCCACTAAACACGCGTTCACCTTGGCCCGCGAAAATACCTTGGCTGCTGCCGCAATCACCGACCTCGGAAACGGCAATGTAGGCATACCCGTAACGGGCCATAACTATTGGCAGGGCGAGCAAATCACCCTCAGTGGAACCATCAATTACGATGGCACCTATACCCTGAGTGATCAGGCATCAGGAACCGCTGATGTTTTGGTAATCGCCCATGCTTACACCGCCGAAACCCTCACAGGTGCAGAGACGGCAGCGGTGGCAAACAGTGCCGTGATTGATAACGGCAATGGGACTGTCGATATACCCTGCCCGGAGCACGGGATGGTTTTAGGTCAGGATGTGACGATTGCAGGAACCATTAATTACGATGGCACTTATACCCTGGGGGATCAAACAAGTGCTGACAGTCTGACCGTCACCGCAACATATACAGCTGAAGCCATCACTGGAGGATACGCTATCGACACTACCATTGACGACCCTGACAGCGGCGGGGTGGGCTGGACCTTTACCGATGCCGACGGTACACCCTTGGTTGTGCTGACTTCTGACAAATCACGGCGGCAGATCGGCAAGGTGGTCGAAGGATCCTTTCATCAGGGAGGGCTCAACTTCAGGGTGAGGAACGCTCAATGATCCTACGGTATATAATCTTTTTGTTACTGCTATTCGCTTGTTTTGGTGAAGCTATGGCCTCGCAATCAGTACATGTTGAATGGGGGTATACTCCGCCGACCGAACCAGCGGTGACCGGATACCAGTTGTACCAAAACGGGGTTGCGGCCATGGTTTGGGATGGAGCGGCGACAACAGAAGGCGATGTGACGCTCTCCACCTTGGCCATTGGTGACTCTTTCACCTTGACCGCCTTGTTTGCGGACGATACAGAGTCGCCCCATAGCTCGCCGTATATCTGGACGGAAGGGGCAATAATCCATATTAAGTTTGCCACACTCCGGCTCGGAAACAGCCACGGGAGCACGAACAAGGCAAACTCGGTGCGGCTGCAATGAGGAAGATCTGCAAGATTGAGGGCTGCTCTAATCCAGCCTATGGTCAGGGGTACTGCCGCAACCATTATGAGCGTTGGCGGCGTGGGACCTTGAGCAAACGCACCATTCCCGATTTGCCCGGAGAGCGGTGGTCCCCGGTAGAGGGACATCCCCAATGGTATATATCCACCGAGGGGCGGGTAAAATCTGCCCGCGGCGGCCATGAGAAGCTCCTAAAACCGAGATGGGTTGGGGGCCGACTGCTAGTGGGCGACAAGCAATATAGCAACCTGACGGTGCACCTGGCCGTCCTGAGAGCCTTCCGCCCCGACGAGGAGGGCAAGGCCATATATAAGGACGGTGACCCGCTCAACGTCCGCCTGAACAATCTCCAGTGGGAGACAATCACTGACCGCCGCGCCGCCGCCATCGCCATGGCCGAGCAATCAAAGAGTCGCTGGGGCGTGACTTTTTCCGCGTACTGGCGCGGGGACAACACTGCTCTGGATCAGTTCCTGGAGGAAATGCGACGGCTGTTGATCGTGGTAGTTCCACGCAAGTTAGATTCTTGGCATGTCGGCTACCAGATGGAGGTCGATGATGTGATCCACACCACCCTGGTGCGGGTCTTTTTGTCTATCCATGCCGCCACCCTGACCTCGCTGGACAATATCACCGCCTATGTGTGCACCGTTGCCGACCGCGTGTTGCTCGGACATTGGAAATACACCCGACCACTTGTCTCCATGATTGCCGCCAAGGAAGAACAGGAAATAAATATACTCGATGTCGCCGGATGGCATGCGCCTTCAGCCGAGCTAGAGGCGATCTTCAGGGAAAACGCATCCTCGCCCGCAGGCGCCTAACCTTCATTTTCACCGCATTATTCCCCAAAGGGGAGACCGATCGGGCTCCCCTTCTTTTTTACCGTCATGCGACGGCTAACGCGCTGATTTCGGATCGAATATAAAGACAGGTAACAGGTGCCGGTAACGCCTGGAATCTCCTTGCCGACAGGGGCGGGTTTGGCGACCCGCCCCTGTTTTGAGGGTTGACAGCAAGAGGCGACGCATGACGACTGTCCCCACCATCTATGATGAGCAGTTCCAGCTCCAGGCCGCGACCTATTTTGACAAGGTGCTGATTGATGAGTGTCCGATGGATTGGCGATGGTTTAAGGCGCAGGCGTGGGCAGAGAGCGACTTTCGCGTCAAAAGTGTAAGCCCTGCCGGGGCACGAGGGATCATGCAGGTGATGCCGAAGACCTCGGAGAAGATCGCCAAGGAGCTGTATCTTTTTGACGATATGTTCGACCCCTTGTTGTGTATCAAGTTCGGGGTCTATTACGACCTGAAGATGTGGAGGATATGGGGAAAGGAGCAAGGTGTCGAGCGACTGCGCTTCATGTTCGGCAGCTATAATGCCGGCGCAGGTAACATTATCAAGGCGCAACGTCTGGCTAGTCCAACGAATCAATGGTGGGCAGTCGCTAAGGAGTTGCCACGGATAACGGGGATCAAAAATGCACGGGAAACCACGCAATACGTCAAAAGGATCGAAGCATATTACCGGCAACTGTGCGGGCAAAGAGGCCAACAATAGAAAAAATCACACGAGGTGAAGCGATGGAAAAGCAAGACGACTGCGGCGTATCCGTCCTTATCTGCGTACTCCTCATCCTTATGGGGCTGTGGGTATTCGGCATGTTTGGGTGCACAAATTCAGGGTCCACGGGAAACACAACCCTTGGCAATGGCCAAGTTGATGCCGTCGAAGCCGCGACTCTCCGGGTTGCCGTGGGACTGGCCTTTACCGCTCGGCCCGACACCGTGGCTCCTGCCTACGCTGTTGCCTCGGCACTGCTGATAGTGCTGGATGGCGATACCGAATCAACCGCTCTGGACACAATAGACCAAGCCCTATCCAAAGAGATAGCAAAGCTGAACCTTGAAACCGCCACGGCCGCATCGTTTGCCGATCTGGTCAACCTGGTTAAAACGAAAATCGAGGATAAGCTGCAAGGATCCGGTGTATCGGCATCGGGCAAGAGGGTGGTGGTCAGGGATGTGATCAAGATCGTTCAGGAGACAGCAGCTCTCAGAATGGGGATAACCGTGCCATGATGCGAGGATGGAAAACATGGGCGGCTGCGGTCGGAGCCATCGTCCTGGGGATATATGAGGTCGTCGATGGCCAGACAGAGTCAGGGGCGGGGCATATCGTGTTTGGTTGCGGCTTGATCGGTCTGGGCCATAAGATCGAGAAAAACGTGATCTGATGGATGATGCGGATATTGCTCAGCGCAACCAGGCTCGATTCGATCGGTTGGCGTTGCAGCATCAGATCAATTCCATGCCTCGCGGAGGATCCTCTCTTGAGCGTGAGGAATGTGGCGATGAGATCCCGGAGAAAAGGCGCTTTGCCGCCTTCGGATGCACACGCTGTATTGTCTGCCAAGAAAGATTTGAGAGCAGGAACAGGCAGTAAAAGGAGAAGTGATGACACCCAGCCATGTGGCCGCCATTGCGGCACTGACCGCCATGATTAGAGAGATCGGAGCTTGGCCCGCGATCGTGGTGCTGGCTGTGTTTTTCCTCTCGCCCTGGCTAGTGATGCTGTATGTGGCGCGTGCAACGGAGAAGCGGCATGCGGCGGCGGTTAAGATGTATGAGGATAATGTAATACTGGTGCAGGATTACGCCGAAGCCTCAAAACGATGGGAAAAAATATCCGAATCGCTGCTCAGTGTCGTGAGCCTGAACACTCAGACGCATACCCGATTGCGGGATAGTATCCGCAGTAATGAATTTTGCCCCATGGTCCGAGAGAAGGGACCTAACAGGAGTTGACGATGGATTTGGAACGTGCCGCAATGAGGGGATGCCTGGCAGAGGCCAGGGAAGAAGAGGCTCGGCTGATCATGATGGTCGAGGGATATTGCGATACCATCCGCACCCGGCTGAATACGGCCCTGACACCCGCGGTCGACTTGGAGGTACCCACCATCGGCGTGCAATGGGACGCCCTGGAAGGTGCGTGGGGCGACTTGCAGACGATCCGCCTGAAAATAGCCAGATTGGAACGGGGGCTGCATTAATGGCCGTGAAAGGCGACAAGGCCAAACTCTACGATGTGGCCATGCGTATGTATACGGCCGACAACAAGAGCCTGGCTGAGATCGAGGAGATTCTCGGGGTTAGTCGCCAGACGCTTTCCCTCTGGAAGGCGGATACCCGCAAGCCCAGCGAAGAGACGGACGCCTGGGACCAAGCCAGGGAGCAGAAACGGAGCAATGTGCAGCGGCTGCGGGCCTTGTTCGATCGAGAGCTAAAGGCGCTGGAAGAGGCTGCAGCCGGGACGCTAACCACGGTCTCCATGGATGCGATCACCAAGCTGGGATCGCTGGTGTTGCGCTCTGAGCAGCATGATGCGGCAATGGCCCTCAAGGACGGCGTGCAGCGCAGCGCCCTGTTCCTCGACTTTGTCAAAGATATGATCGCCTACGCCGGCAAGACCGACCCCGCGCTACTGGAGGCGCTGGAAAACAATTTTGACGACCTGATTGCCTGGGGTCAGGAGAAATACGGGGTATGAAGACCGCAGCCCAACAGAAACGGTTCGATCGCGACGTCGAGTCCATCCGCCAGATGATGATGGCGGCCGCCCGACCGTTTCCTGATAACAAGAAGGCCCAGACGGAGCGCAAGCAGCGGGCGTCCACGGATCTCGAATTCTTTTGCCGCACCTATTTTCCCCATTATTTTTCAAAACCTTCGAGTGGGTTGCATAAACATTTCGCAGCCAGATACCCGGCGATGATCGAGCGCTCGCTCGCCACCGGCGAGGGGGACAAGGAGGCCGATGCGGCCCCGCGCGGCAATGCCAAATCGACCTGGACAACCTTTGGCCTGATCGCCTGGGTGGTATGCTTCCGCAAACGGTTCTATCCGATGATCGTCTCCGAGACCGGACCGCAGGCGCAGAGCTTTTTATCGTTCATCAAACTGGAGATCGAAAGCAACGAGCGCTTGGCCCAGGACTTCCCCGAGCTTACCGGAGAAGGTCCGGTATGGCGGGCCGACTGGGTCATCACCCGCAACGGAGTCAAGATCCATGCGGCCGGGGCCGGGCAGAAGCTACGCGGTTTTCGGCACGGCAGCAAGCGTCCGGACCTGGTGGTCTGCGACGATCTCGAAAACGACGAGGCGGTCGAGTCTGCCGATCAGCGCAAGAAACTGGAAGCCTGGTTTTTTAAGGCCCTGATGAAGATCGGCAACAAGGCCACCGTGTACATCCTGATCGGCACGGTGCTCCATGCGGAATCCCTGCTGCAGCGGTTGCTGGAGAAACCGGGCTGGAAGGGTATGAAGTTCAAGGCGGTGATGCGTTACGCCGACAACCGGACCCTGTGGGATGAGTGGGAGCGCATCTTTGCCGATATCTCCAGGGGTAAGGAGCAGGCGGAGGCCGCGGCGGACGCCTTCTTTGCCGCCCACCGGGAGGCGATGCTGGCCGGAGCCGAGGTGCTGTGGCCCGAGGAAGAGGACTACTACTACCTAATGAAGATGCGGGTCACGGATGGACCTGCTTACTTCGACAGCGAGAAGCAGAACGAGCCGCTCAATCCCGAGGACCAGGTCTTTGTCGAGGATTGGTTTGTGGATTGGGACGAAGACGATGTCGACCTCTCCGGGCTGCCTCATGCCGGAGCCTGCGATCCCTCTCTGGGAAAAAAGAACAAACGCAACGATCCTTCGGCGATCATGGGCGGGCGGATTAAAGAAAAGGTACTGTACCTGGATATAGCCGACATCGACAAGCGGCAGCCGGACCGGATCATGGCCGACATCCTGATGTATCACGAGCGCGATCCCTTCGATAAGTTTCGCATGGAAACGGTGCAGTTTCAGGAATTCTTCGCTCGCACCTTCGAAATGCGGGCCCACGAGGAGGGCCTGACCATCAACATGGATGAGCATGTGCCCAACACGGACAAGGATCTGCGCATCATCCGGCTGCAGCCGTGGATCAAGAACGGATGGATCCGCTTCAAGCCGGAGCACCGCGAATTGAAGCGGCAGTTGATCTATTACCGGCCCAAGGGCCGTGGCGGACATGACGATGGGCCGGATTGCCTGGAGATGCTGCTGGGACTGTGCGAGGAAGGTTTGCACGGCGCGGCGGTAGCGCCGACGCCTCCCGAGGACCGGGCCGAAAACTTTCACGCCCCCCGGGGCGGCCGTCTGTTCGGGCGGTTTTTCGATACGATCCGGAGGGCGGCATAATGGGCATGTTGGCGGCAATCACCCGCAAGTTGTTCAGCAGCGAGATCGAGCGGCAGATCGAGGGACGTCTGCCGGCAGCGGTGGGGCAGAATCTGTCGATGCTGGGCTGGCGCAAGCTCACCGGGGCCCCTACCCGGGAGCTGCCGATGATGGATCAGGCCAGGGCGATAGAGGTGGCGTACTGGCTCTGGAAAACCAACCCCCTGGGCAAGTGGATCATTGAGGTGGTCACCGCCCATGTGGCGGCCAAGGGCTTGCCGATATCCTGCAAAAACAAGGAGGTCAAAAAGGTTCTCAAGGATTTCTGGGAAGATCCGGTCAACCGCATGGATATCCACTGGGAAAACTTTGTACGGGAACTCGGGATATACGGCGAGCAGTGCTGGCCCGCTGCGGTTGCCAGGCAGACCGGAAGGGTGCGTCTGGGATATATCGATCCTGCCTGGATCCAGGAGGTATATGCCGACCCGGAGAACGTCAAAATCAAGATCGGTTTGACGGTGGCCAGTCCGGACGGAGGCGGCAATGCCAAGCGCTACCAGGTGGTCCTGGATGAGGATAACGAGCAGTTCCTCTCCAATGAAGCCAAGGAACTTCGGCAGGGATTTACCGACGGCGAGTGTTTTTTCTTCACCATCAACGCCCTCACCAACGAGATGCGCGGCACCTCGGACCTGTTTACCGTAGCGGATCATCTCGACGGTTATGAGCAGTTTCTTTTTGATAGCGGCGACAAGTGGGCCAAGTTCAATGCCTTTTTCTACGATATCGAGGTCACGGGAGCGGATAACAAAAAACTGGAGGCCGAGCGATCCCTGTATACGCCTCCCAAGACCGGCGGTGCCTTCATCCACAATGAGAAGGTCAAGGCACAAGCCGTGGCTCCGGACATGAAGGCGGCCGATTCGGCGGCAGCCGCCCGGCTGCATCGCAACCATATTCTGGGATCGCTAGGCCTGCCCGAGCACTGGTTCGGCGGCGGCGGCGATGTCAACCGGGCCACGGCGGCGGAGATGGACGGACCGGCCAAGAAGATCATCGGCAACCGCCAGGAGAAGGTCAAGAACATGCTGGAGGTGATCTGCGATTATGTCATCGCCTGCGCGGTCAAATCCCAATACCTCACAGGCGTGCCCGAGGATGAGCTTTATGAGTACGAGGTCCAGACCCCGGAGATCTCGGACAAGGATGTCTCCAAGCTCGGGGCTATGCTGCAGCAGGTCTCCGCGGCCCTGACTGTGGCGCAGACCCAGGAATGGATCTCCGCGGATGATGCGGCCAAGGCCTTCAGCTTCTTTTTGGCGTTCGTCGGCTACGAGTATGACCCGGAGGAAAGCGAGATCGCGCCTGAATACAAAGATTATCAGAATAAGGGCAAGACGAAAAAGGCGGGCGGGGCTGAGACGGTGCTGACCAAGGAAGAGGCACATGGCCAGCGTAACGGCTGAAATCAAACGATTGTTGACGGCCAAGGACCGGAAGCTCCTTTCCGGGGAGCAGGCCCTGCGCGGGCTGCTGGTCGAGGTCAAGGGGCAGATCCTCGGCGAGCTGCGGGCCGTCGATGACGGATCCTACACCGCCCTGATGCTGCGGCAGAACCTGGCGAGCGTCGAGCGCTACCTGGCCGGCTTCGAGACGGCCGGTTCGGCCGAGATGAACCGGCTGCTGGATGCTGCCTGGGAGAGCGGCGCGGGCCTGACGCCGGCTGCCCTGCGCGCCGGGGGGATGAGCGTGGCCTATGGCCATATCCCCGGAACCGTGCTCCAGACCCTCAAGGAGTACAGCTATCACAAAATATCCGGCCTGACCTCCGATGCCTTTACCAAGATCCGGGGCGAGCTGAGCCTCGGCATTCTCGGCCAGAAGACGCCGCACGAGGTGGTGAGTGCCATTGCAGGCGGGCTGGAGAATCCGGGCGTGTTCGCCTCCCTCGAAGCCAGGGCCGAGGTGATCGCCGGTACCGAGATGGGGCGGGCCTATTCGACCGCCACCCAGAGCGGGATGCGCCAGGCCGTGACCTCGGTTCCCGGGCTGCGCAAGCAATGGTGGCATGCCGGGCATCCCAAACGGCCCCGGCAGAGCCACCTGGCACTGCACGGTCAGATCCGGCCGGTGGACCAGCCTTTTGTGATTGGCTCGCTGGCGATGATGTACCCCCGCGACCCGAATGCGCCGGCCAGCGAGGTCATCCGGTGCGGCTGCGACCATGTCCCCTATCACGAGGCCTGGGGCATTGACGAGGGCCTGCCGATTTTTAATGAGCGGGGCGAGGAAATAGCCCGTAAAGGCGAGCGTAAGGGGAGTGATCCCCTCCTGGACGGAAAATTCATTGTAGGGCAGATCCGGAGCGGCGCGCACCGATGCCCGTTTTGCTCGTGATCGCCCTGTTATAAACAGTTGTAACACCCAAGGCCACGGAAAAAGCGAGGGTGGACGGTGAAATTAAAACTTGGAGAGTAAAGATGAGCAAAGCAACGGAAGTAATCGACCTCGTTACAACGGCAGCAATCGATCTCGGCAACTTGATTTCAGGGCTGAGATTCCTCAGTTCTAAAAAAACGTCGACCGAGGACGGAATCCGCTATCTCCCAACGGAACGGGCACTCCATCCTGATGATGTGCTCGACTGGGTCGACCGGGGTGAGGACGTGGTGATCGTCGCTGCCGATGGCCGCAAGCACGTGGTGGTTAAAGAGGCAGGCAATACGGCTGCTCCGGCAGAGACGACAAAAGGCAAGACCAATGGGGTGCTCTCCCGTGACATTCCAGGTGGAGGTAAGCAGAAATGATAGCTCTGGTGAGCGGCGGAGAGCGGAAAGGGATTGTTGAACGACTGCAAGCGGCAGGTGCGCTGGCTGAGGATCGTCTGCAGGCGGAATCGATGCTGCTGGCAGCGGTGGGCACCCCCGAGGATGCAGCAGGCGAATACGGCTACCAGTGGCGGGTCCAGGTGGTTGAATACGGCCTGGGAAAAGACGGCCGGATTAACTGGCCACGGGAACCGCTGGTCGCCGGAATCAAGAAGTACGACGGGGCCCGGGTATTTGCCCTGAATGACAGCCAGCATCAGTCGCCTGGAAAGCCCTTTGGCAAATCGCCCCGCGAGGTGGTGGGCTGGCTGAAGGATCCGGTCGATACCGGCAAGAGCATTGAGGCTGATTTCTATATTCTGAAGAGCGCCCAGTGGCTGCGTGACAATATCATCGACAGCCGGAAGCGAGGCAATCCCAACCTGCTGGGTCTGAGCCACGATGTCGCTGCCCGCAGCCGGACGGTGCGGATTGACGGCAAGCAAGTAAAAGAACCGGTGGAGATCCTCCATGTCGAGGTTGACGTGGTCTACGATCCCACCAACAACGGTAAATTTTTGAAGATGGTCGCGGCGAGTGACCGGGAGACTCCCATGAATTTTTTACAACAGTTGTTGGCCGCTCTCAAGGCGGAAAAACCCCAAGTGTACGCCACCGTTGATCAGGAAAAGGTTACGGAAAGAGAGGTGATCGCGCTGCTGGCAGCCGATACGGCAGATATAGACCAGCGCATCCAGGCTGCCTTGGAAGGCTTGGATATCACCGCCGCTGTCGGCACATCCGTGCAGCCCCTGCTGGCACAGATGGAGGAGCTGCGGCTCCATGCCGCCGGTATGGAGCTCGACCGCACACTCAAGGAGAGCCTCCTGCCTGAGTCTGCGGCCAAGGAGCTGCGGAAGATGTTTGCGGGCAAGATTTTTAAAGCCGAGGATTTGACTGCTGCAATCAAAGGAATGAAAGAAATGGTGGACCAGTTGACAGGTTCCGGCCAGGTAAGCGGCGGCGGGGTGCGGGTGGTGCGCGATTCCACCGAGAAATTACAGGCCGGGTTCGACCAGCTTTTCCAAGTAAGGGTGAGTGACGCCATGAAGGATATTCCCGCCTTTACCAGCCTGCGGGCCGCCTATGTGGAGATCACCGGTGACACCGATGTCCGGGGATTTTACGAGAACGGACAGTCACCGGCCCGCCTACAGGCCGCCTACGGTACTGCGACCTTTTCGTATGCCCTGGGCAACACCTTGTATCGCCGCCTGATCCAGGATTATCGCGAGCAAAATGATTTCGGAGTCAGCCGGATAGTGGGACCGAACATCCGCAACGCCCGCGACTTCCGTACCATGGAATCGGTCAATATCGGCTATTACGGCGACCTGCCCGATGTGGCTACCGAGACTGATGATTTCCCGGATCTGGGAGTCGTCGGAGACGAGCGGATCGATTATGCCCTCAACCAGAAAGGCGGGATCATCACTATTACCCGGAAAATGATCATCAACGACGACATGCGGGTGGTGGAGCGTATTCTCTCCCGTTTGCCCCGGGCTGCCCGCCGGACCCTGGCCAAGCGCTGCTGGGCCAAGTTTATCAGCAATGCCAATTACAAGGGCGACAGTAAAGCGGTTTTTCATGCCGATCACGGCAATCTCGGCAGCGCGGCCTATAGCATTACCTCGGCCCTGGCCGCTAAAACGGCGATGGGAAAACAAGGTGAACCGGAAAGCGGCGAGCGGATTCAGCTGCGCCCGGTGACCGTGGTCTACCCCACCGAGCTGTATGGCATCGTCAAGAACGTAAATGAATTTCAGCCCCAGGCGGTGAGCGTGGATAACGGCAACTCGATGTTCGGCTTCTTCCGACCCGAGGGGATGATCGAGTGTCCGTTCATGACCGACGCCACAGACTGGATGATGTTCGCCGATCCGGCTGAATGCGAGATTCTGGAGTTGGCCTTCCTCAATGGGCAGCAGGAACCGGAGATGTTTGTGGCCGACCAGCCCGGAGTGGGCCAGATGTTTGTGGCCGATAAGATCCAATACAAGATCCGCCATGAGTATGAGTGCGAAATCGTCGACTACCGCGGTGCTTATAAGGCAGTAGTGGCCTAGCAGGGGATCGATCGAGAAGACGGCGTCTACCGGCACCCCTGATTTTCGATGCACTCTCAACTTCCAAACATGATGAGGAAACACCCATGAAAAAGCTGTCTGTTCGATTATTGATCATCTCCTGTCTGCTGCTGGCCTTGTCCGGACTCGGGATGGCGGCCACCACCAATCCCAGTCCGGCAAGTCCTGGGTATATGGTGTTGCCGGTCGTCTTCAGCCGCACGGTAGCGGCGGTCTCCACCCCGGTGATGGCGCGGATCAAGCTGCCGTTTCCAGCACAGGTGGTCTCGGTGACTACCAGCTGCGAGACGGCGGACTATACGAGCACGGACGAAGTTTATACCGTGGACGTGCAGGAGGCTGGGACCTCGATACTTTCTGCGGCGATTGGCCTTGCTGCCGCGGATACAGTGTACCAGGGCACAGTGACCGATGCGGCCCTGGCCGACGAAGCGGTGCTGACCGTGGTGCTTGATGTTGCCGGCACCACCCCAAGCATCACCGATGTGACCACGCTGCTGGTACTCAAGAGGCTGTAATGGCACTGCTCGACCGGGTCCAGGGTAAGGTTAAGGACGATTCGGGCCGGTTGTCGGATGAGACCGACTACCTGCCCGCTATCGTTGCCGCCCTGGAGCAATACAGTGAGGACCGTCCCCTGTCCGTGCCGGTTGATCTGGCCGGGAACGGCACTGCTGACATCGAACTTCCTGAGGACTGGGAATCTGAGTTCTCCCGGGTCAAGGCGATCGAGTATCCAGTGGGCATGGTGCCCGCGGCCCTGCTCGATCCCGAGGAATGGAAGCTGTATCTTGCACCGGAAGGCGAACGGCTGCGGCTGTTACTTTCCGTCCCGCCTGCGGATGCGGTACCGGTACGGGTCACCTATACCCTGCCTCGGGAGGAAGCCACGATTCTGCGCGGCGATGCGGAGGCGGTGGCCAACCTGGCGGCCGCGATCTGCAGCGAGACCCTGGCAAGTCTGTTTGCGCAGACCTCGGACCCGACCATCAGTGCCGATGTGGTCAATTATCGCACCAAGTCCACCGAATTCGCGTCCCGGGCGAAACGGTTCCGCCAATTGTACCTGGATCATTTTGGCGTGGCCGGGGAAAGCGGGCCGGTGGCGGCCTTGGTGACTGCACCGCCACCAGCCTCTCACCGGGGTCGATTAACCCACTAAGGAGATCGTCATGATCGACGCCAGAATTACAGTTCAGGGCGGGATGCTCACCGGAAACCCCGAACAGATCGTCCGCAGCCACATGCGTGCCGGGATGCACGAGGCGGTGCAGCTGGGTGTCCGCCAGGTCAAGGGTCGCACGCCCCAGGGGGTGATGGGTGCACAGGGCGGATTGCTGGCCAGCATCCAGGGTGAGGTGCGGGAACCGGGGGGCGATGTGCTTGGCATTATCAGCACTGACAGTAAGTACGGGCTGACCATCGAGAAGGGGCGTAAGCCTGGCAGCAAGATGCCTCCGGCCGGGGTAATGGTCCGGTGGATTGAGGTCAAGATGGGGATGAGCACCGAGGAGGCCCAGGGCATTGAATTTCTGGTCCGCCGTAAAATTGCCCGCAAGGGCACCAAGGGTGCGCTGATGTTCGAGCAGACCCTGGAAGAGGATGGACCTTTGTTTCAAAGAATCTTTGAACGCCATGGCCTGCGCATGACCAGAGAGCTGGGAAGATGAGCGATCAGAGCCTCCGCGCCGCTATCCATGCCCGGATGACGGCGCTGGGTCCGATCATCGGCCGGGTCCATGATTACGAACGGTGGGCGGCTGATCCCAAAAAGTTTCTGGAGCTATTTCAGGACCCTTCCAGCAAGAAGATTTTCGGATGGGAGATCAGCCGGACCGGATGCAAAGTGAGCAAGATCGCCATGCAGAAATGGAGATGGAGCCACCAATACATCATCCGCGGTTATTATGGGCTGGGAGACGCAGCGGGCACGGAAAAGTCCGTCAATGCTCTGGCCGATTTGATTGTCCTGGATTTCACCCTGACCAAGTTGGCCGGGACCCAGGGTGAGCAACTTCCGGTGGCGGCGGTCGAGACGCGGATGTTCGGCCAGTATCTCTGTCATGTGGTGGAGATCAGGCTGCCCCAGGTGGATGAGATTATCGAGAGGGCTGTCTTGCCCGATGAATATCTGGAGGTGGTGGGCCTGGCCTACTATCTCGGCACCGGTGAAGCGGCGTCCGGGGTGGCTGATAGTGTGGTTCTATGGGAGACCGATGCCGAGGGGGCAGTCAGTTTTGGAGGATCGAGGATCGACCTGGGCGGTGAAGAGGGATCGTTTGCCACCGAGGTGACCATCGGCAATGAGAGCGCGACTTTCGGGACAGAGGCGGTCAAGTGGTGAGGCAGGGAAACATGATCCATAACAAGGGAGATCGGCAATGAAAGTAATGGCTTCTCCGGGCCTCAAATGCCCGCAGGAAAACAAGCCCAGGGCATACATCACCGACGATCCGTCCGGGGTGGATGTAGAAGCAACCGCCTACTATCGTCGTTTGGTTGACGACGGCAGCCTGGTTGAAATTAAAGCGGGCCAGAAGACGGCCGGCAAGGGAGGTGACCAGTAATGGCATCCAGCATCGTGTTTGATACCATTCCGGCCTCGATCCGCAAGCCGGGTAAATATTTTGAGTTCAATACCCGGCTCGCTGTCCGGACTCTGCCCGCCAACGCGCAGAAGATGTTGATCATCGGTCAGCGGTTGGCGGCGGGATCGGTGGCGGCCCTGGTGCCGACCGAGGTTTTTTCCGATGCCCAGGCCGCCGATTACTTCGGTACGGGCAGCCTGGCGCATCTCATGTGCCGGGCCGCGATTACAGCCAATGCCTATCTGCAGTTGACCGTGTGCGCGCTTGACGACGGGGCCGGGGCAGCAGCCACTGCAACTGCTACCGTGGCCAATGCGGCCACCTCTTCCGGATTTTTGCGATTGCGGGTTGGAAACCGATTGGCAGAGGTGGCGATCACTACCGGGGATGCCGATACGGTAGTAGCGGCGGCGCTGAAGGCGGCGCTGGATCTGTTGCCCGATCTGCCGGTATCGGCCGGGGTGGCTGCCGGGGTGGTCACCCTGACCGCCCGCAACAAGGGGCTGGTGGCCAATCGGATCGATATTTCGTATGAACTTACCGCAACGGGAACGACTCTGACGCTGTCAGGGACCACGCTGGCAAACGGCACTATTGATCCTGATCCGGCTACCGCCCTGGCTAAGGTATATGGAGAGCAGTATGACGTCATCTGCACCCCATATAACGACCAGACGGCATTGACCGCGCTGCGCACCCACCTGGAAGGAGTTTCCGGGGCGCTGGAACAGCGCCCTGGAATCGGTATTTATGCGGTCGATAGTGCCCTGGCCACAGCTACTACCCTGGCAGGGTTGATCAACTCAGGCCGCATCCTTGGGGCCTATCTGCGCGGGACGCGGTCTCCGGACTACGAGCTGGCTGCTGCCTATGCCGCCGTGGTGGCCGGTGAGGAAGATCCGGCGCGGCCGTTCAACACCCTGGAGCTAAAAGGGATAGCGGCCCCTGCGGTCGACCAGCGCTTTAGCCGGTCCGAGCAGGAGAACTGCCTGCTCAATGGCGTCGCTCCTCTGGAGGTCGGATCGGGAGAACGGGTGCAGATTGTCCGCTCCATTACCACCTATACCGAGGATGCTCAGGGGGAGTCTGATACCGCACTTTTGGATCTGACCACTATCCGGACTTTGGACTATGTGCGTAAGGCCTGCCGGGAACGCATTAGTTTGCGGTTTCCCAGGGAAAAACTTTCAGCTCAGACGGCAGAACGGGTCCGGAGCGAGCTGCTCGATGTGCTTCTGAAACTGGAGGATTTGGAGATCGTAGAGGCAGTGTTGGCCAATAAGGACGGACTGCTGGTGGGAACGAGCCTGCAGGATCCCAATCGGCTCGATGCCAAGATCCCGGTGGACGTGGTCAACGGGCTGCATGTTTTCGCAGGCCGCATTGATTTGCTGCTGTAATCGTTGAGTTTTAAGGAGGGGTAGACATGGAATATGTGATGAGCGTGCTTTTGGAGGTGAACGGGCAGAACGTCACCGACTTTAAGGCCGTCACCGAGGGAGAGTACGAAGCGGCCAAGCAGATCAATCTCATGAACACCACGGGCTTCGGGGCGGTGGTGGCTCGGCACGGGGTTGAAGTCGACTATGTCGTGCCCGCCGATACGGCCGAGTTTGATTTTGCATCGGTCAAGGGCGGGACCTTGACCATTGATAAACAGAACGGGGTCCGTGTGACCTATACCGGGGTGTATTGTCTCAAAATTGGCGCTACCAAGTACGACGGCGAAAATGAGGTGGTGCGCACCATTAACTTCGGGGCTTCTGGCAAGGTTGAGAAATGATCAAAAAAGGGATATTGCCCACGGGCATAGAGGTGGACGGTACACTCTACCGCGAATACGAACTGCGAGAACAGCTGGTGGCCGATGAGGTTGAAGTGGCCGAGGGAGAAGACAGAGAGCGGGCCAACAAGAACGACGCCTATTTCAATATCTGCATCATGGCCAAGCGCCTGCGGTTGACCGGAGCAGGCGCTCCGGTGGTGACGCCCGCAATGGTGATGGGAATGGCGGTCACTGACTTTAGCCACATTATGCAGTCCGGAAAGGAGCAAAAGGTAGAGAGGGCCTCGTTTCGAGGCGCGGCAGCGGCCGCGGCGGATGCTGGAACTGGCACTCCGCAAGTTGGGGTTTAACGGCGATGAAATAAGGGCGATGCCCGAGGGTGAGGCCCTGGGGTGGCTTGCGGCACACAAAGAGGCTGCCAACCCGCCCAAGAAAAAGAAGTATAAGGTTTTGAGGCAGAAAAATGGCTGAAAACATGCGGCTCTACCTGGAGCTGATGGGGAGATCGGGCAATCTGCGGAGCACGCTCAATAGCTCGCGCAGTGCGGTGACTCGATTTACCGGAGGGGTGAAGCGGGAGCTTTCGTCGTTGAGGAGCATGGCCACGTCGGTGCAGGGCCAGTTGGCGACCTTGGGGCTCGGGTTCAGCGCGGTTCGGATTGTTACGGATTCGGCGCGATTGGATAAAAATTTAACCCGAACTAGGCAGACACTGGGGGCAACTGTAAGTGAGATGGCTGTAATTCGCAGGGACTTGTTCACCATGGCGCGGCAGACGGGGCAGCCGTTGGAGGATTTGCAGGCGGGCCTCGATACGTTGGCAGCGGCCGGGTTGAACGCAAAAGAGTCAATGGCAGCCCTTAAAGCGATCAATATAGGTTCGGCCGTAACCGGGGCTCAGTCTCCTGTATTAGGATCTGCTCTTACAACTGGGGCGAGTATTTACAAGTTTGATTTATCCAAACCTGGTGTCGCGTTGGAAATGCTCGACCAAATGCGAGTTGCATCAATAAAGGCGAGGGCAGAATTGAATGATCTCGCCGATATATTTTCTAGAATTGGCGTCAATGCATCAAGCGCTGGAATGGGATTTACAGAGACCTTGGCATTTGTAGAAGGGCTCTCTCTGATCGAGAAGCAGCCAGAGAGGCTGGGGACCCTGGCAGATAGTACTCTGCGACTGTTCACCAATGCCAAATATATGAAGACTGTGCAAAAGTCGACAGGGGTGCGCTTCTTCGACCAAAACGGAGGAAGGCGCAATGCCTTGGAGATTCTCGGGGACCTTAAGGGCAAACACGATACGCTCCAGACAGCCAAAGCGCGGGCAGCGTTTTACAACAAGGTAGTCGGTGGTGCTGATCTCGATACCCAAAAGGGGTTCAAGGCTTTGATGGATAGTGACTATCTCTCAAAGATGAAAGAGTTCAACAAGGATATCGCTGCTGGTGCAGGTACGCTCGTCAAGGAACTATCGGAAGCCACCTCAAACATGGTCGACCAGGTGAACATGCTCAAGAACGATCTGCGGGAAGCTGCGGACGGGTTTGTGCAGCCCATGAATAAGACGCTGGCCGACTGGACGAAGTGGGCACGGGACTCCAAGGAGAACGGCGGCTTGGGGTTGGATGGAAAGGATATGATAGGGTATGGCATCGGCGGGGCGGTTGGTGCGCTCGCCCTGAGCCGGTACGGCGGAAAATTTCTCAGCTACGGTGCGAGGCGGTTGCTGGGGAAAGGAGGGGCAGGCGTTGCCAATGTGGCAACGGGCAAGGCATTGGAGCATCTCGCCGGGATCACGCCGGTCTTTGTGGTGAATATGCCTGGCAGCGGATTAGCATCAATGGACGGACCCAATATACCGAGCGATGCGTCTCGAATAGGTAGAGATGGGGCCGGGAAAATAAAGGGACTCGCCACCAAAGCCGCAGCAATGTTCTCCCCTATGATTCCTGCCTTGGCTGGGGCGGTGATTGCGGAAACATCACGGGCTATAGGCGAGGGTTTGACCGATAGCCAGGTCCAAAGCTCCACCAGGGAATGGCTTCGGCAAAAACGGGCGGAGCATCTGGTCATGGGTGGAGGGTCGGGCAGCTACCAGGTGCAGGAAATCACCAGGGTGTTGGGAGACGGCCTCGACGGGAAAAACCCGATAAAAAACGAGATCAATATGAACATCACCATCGATCAGAACGGCCGGGCGACATCGAGCAGCAATGATCCCAACACCAGTACCACTATCAAGACCATGAAGCGTGGATCGTTTGCTATTACGCCGATGGCATCACATTAATACAGAGGACGCGAAAAAGGACCATGGCCGACCTGTACGCCGCCAAACTTGACGCCTTCGATCTCGAGATAGAGCAGATCGATGACGAAATAGATATTGCCATTGTCCGGCATGAGTATCCGTACAAAAACGGGGCACTGCTGGAAAATTTGGGACAAAAGGCGCGTTCTATCCGGTTCCGCTGCTATTTCTGGGACGACGGAGCCGGTCATGAAACCTACGACCTGCATGAAGAGTTGCTGGCGCACCTCGAAGGGCAGGAAATATTCGAGCTGGTGCATCCCAAGTACGGCCCCTTGCGGGGCAGCGTGGAAGCCATCCATATTAACCATGACGACAGGCAGCGCACCGCCACCCTGGATATCATGTTTGTACATGGAGCGATTGAGGACAGCGACGATACAGCGCATGAAGATATCGAGAGCAGCGCGGAAGAAGCCTATACGGCCGGAATCGATGAGCAGCAAGATGTGTTTTCCGGTGACGTTGCGGCCGAGTTAGGGCCGGAATCAGGATCCATACTCGGAAAGGTACTCGACCCGGAGATGGGGATCGTCGAGCAGTTCAGCGGCATTACCACCCAGGCCCGGAATTACCTAAAGACGGTTGAGGTATATGTGTCCACGCTGGAGGGGACGTTGAACGCGGTTGCCAACCCAGCAAACGGATTGGTGTCGATCATCAACTACGGGACAACGCTGCCCGGGCGAGTAATCGGCAGTGTGGCCCGCTGTATCGAGCGGTACGCGGTGCTGGCAGATGGTCTGCGGACCGCACCGGCGCGATTTGTCGATAATCTTTCCTCGGCGCTGGACAGCCTGGCAGCGGTTTCGGGTAATTTTGCAAAGACAACCCGGATAGGCGGTGCCGCTCATATCGCTCTACAGACTGCCTATTGCTATAAAGACGATGAGGAACGGCGCGCCGTGCGCAAACGAGCGGAGGGGCTGCCTGCTTTTGACGCCCTGGGCAACTATACCGCTCCCGAGTTCAGCGCCGAAGACACCCAACCCATGACGGTGCGGGAGTTGGAGGCCAGCCTGGCGGCAGTGCGGGGAGTGCTGCAGGATGCGGTGGAGTTATCCAGGGAGAACAGCAGTCTGAAGCAGCAGGCGCTGCAGCTGCAGACGCATGTGAATACAATCAAGCTGGAGCGCGAAAAGATCACCATGGTGCAACTGGATAATACCCTGCCCCTGCATCTGGTCTGCCTGCGGTATGGATTGCCGTACAGCGCCGCCGAGCGGCTGCTGACAATCAACGATATCCGCAACCCTAACGAGGTAAGCGGCGAGGTGGCAATCTATGTCAGCTGATGTTATTGCCCTGCAGGTGGGCGGCAAAAGAATTGAACGATTCCTCTCCTATGATATTGAGGCCGATATCTATACCGCCGCCGATGCCTTTTCGTTGGATGTCGCCCGCCCCGAGATCACGATCACTCCGGGGCAGCGCTGCGAGCTGTATGTTAACGGATCGCTGGAGCTGACGGGGATTATCGACCGATGTTCCCGGCAATACAACAAGCAGGGGCTCTCTTATCGCATTGAGGGGCGCGACTTGATGGGGCTGCTGGTGGACTCGTATTGCGAGCAATTCGTTACGGTCGAAAACAAGAAACTTTCTGAATTGGCGGAGATGCTGCTGAAGACGGTGCCGTTCATCAACCGTAAAGACATCGAGTATCAAGAAAATATTGTCGGCAAACTTAAAGGCAAAAAAAGGACCGTGGATGAACCGAGTGAAGGATTCATGGACACACCGCAGAAGATCTCCCAGATCGAGCCTGGGATGACGGTGTTTGAGGTGCTCAAAAATTACGCGGCCAGTCGGGGGTTGATGTTTTTTGCTAAGCCTAACGGATCGTTTGTGTTCGGCAGACCCAAGGCAAAAGGAGAACCGCTGTACAATCTGACTTGCATGCAGAGCGGATCGGGAAACAACATACTCGCCGGCGAGGAAGTGCACGATATCAGTAAACGGTACAGCAAGGTGATGGTGATCGGGCAACAGCAAGGCCAGGATGAGTTTGACGAGGAAGCGGTAAACACCTCGGCGCAGGCGGTGGATGCCGATTTCCCTTTTTACAAACCCTACGTGACCCAGGATAACAACGATTCTCAAAGCCCGAAGCTGCGAGCGCGGATGATTATGGAGCAGCAGCGGCATGAAGGTTATCAGTTGGTGTATACGGTGCAGGCGCACAACCAGCGCGGCAAGATCTGGCAGATTGACGAGTTATGCCGGGTGCGGGATGAGGTTTTAGGAGTTGACGGTGTGTTTTTGGTGTACGGCCGTACTTTTTCACGCTCCCGGGGTGCGGGGACGCTTACTCACTTGAAATTAGGGCAACCGGGGTTGGTGGCATGATTAGGGGGATGGTGCGCGGTATTCTCACTTCGATTGCCGAGGGAGCGATCAAGCGGATCAGCGCATCCGGACGGAGCGGGGAAAGCTTTTCAAACCGGGAAAGCTTTCAGCACTACGGGTTTTCTTCAATGCCGAAGGGCGGGGCCGAAGTGATTATTTACCGGGAAGGCAATCATATTGTGGTTGTTGCCGAGGATGATCGACGGTATCGGATCGCGCTTGAGTCGGGAGAGGTGGCCCTGTATACGGACGAAGGCGATCATGTACACCTGAAACGGGGGCGGGTGGTTGAGATTATCACCGAGACCTTGGTGATTAAGGCCGGGACCAAGGTGCGATTAGAGACGCCGTTGGTGGAGGCGACTGGAGAAGTCATCGATCTATCCAGTAGCGATGGGCGGAGCATGAGCAGCATGCGGGAAGTGTATAGTGGACATACTCATGCGGAGAACGATAACGGCGGGCCTACTGATCCGCCTACTCAGGGGATGTAAATGAGCGAAAAAGTACCAGCACAATGCCCAAAATCGGCAAGTCCTTACAACCATTGCCCCTTTGTCTTTCGCCATGAAGACGATATGGTTTTGTCGTACATTTCAGCGCTGGCCGAAGAAATTAGATTGGCAAATGGAGTGATCGGTTGTCTTACGGCTAGAGAAGCAAGAGCTATTGACCGGTATACCTGTGAGATTACTGCCTACCTGAACGGAAGAATGCACCAGGTTATTTTGGTCGGCTAAAGATATGGACTACGCGATCACCATCGAAAACGGAGATCTTTCCGGGAGCATGACCTGGGATGCCTGTACGACGATATCTAATAATATATACCTGAGCTTGGCCGTGGAACGCGGGAGTTGGTTTCACAACCCTGCATTTGGCCTACGGAAACGCGTCCGGATGAAAAATACTGAGAGCACGGCGGCACTGATCCGGCATGATTACAAAGAAGCATTGCAGTGGTTGATTGATACGGGCCGGGCGAAGAGTGTGGAAGTTTATTCAGAGCGTGATCCCTCCGTCGATCTGCATCGGCTTAAGCTCATGGTAGAGGTCACCCAGGCGGATGGCCGCGTAGTGAGTTTCGAGACCTTTCGGGAGGTAGTGTGATATGGCCCATGAAAAGAGTTTTGATGATATTTTGGCCGACATCCTGACCGATTTTCGCAATATTTTTCCATCGGTTGATGTCGGTCAGGGGAGTCTGGCCTACATGAAAGCTGCCGGATATGCCTCCGCGTTATGGGGGCTGTATCGATATCAGGAATGGATCAGCCGGCAAATATTTCCGGATACCTGCGACAGCGAAGCCTTGGAGCATCACTGCTGGGTGCGATCCATTTCCAGGACCTCCGGCGAAACTGATGCCGCCTTTCTGGCCAGGCTGCTGGCACATATACGCCAACCGCCAGCCGGGGGCAATCAATACGATTATGAGCAATGGGCACTGTCGATTGACGACGTGGCAGCTGCCTACTGTTTCCCCCTGGCTCAGGGTGCGGAGAGTGTTGATGTTGTGATCCTGGCTAACGTGGACACCACCGGGTCGGAGATCCCCGGCCAAGAATTGTTGGACGCGGTGGCCGCGTATATCGAAGAAGTGCGGCCGGTTGGTGCCCGATTTGTGCGGGTGCTGGCTCCGACAGTGGTGGAGCAGGACGTGAGTATGACCGGGGTGGGCTCTGCGTTTGCGGCAGTAGTGCAGGATGATATCGAGGCCTATCTTTCAGGTTTTGGCCCCGGACAGGAGTTATATGTGCCGCAGCTGGCGGCCATTGCTATTGCCAACGGCGCGGCTAATCCGGTAGTCACCCTTCCTGTATCCACGGTGACGCCGCTGGGTGCACAAGTCTTGCGGGCTGGGGAGATCGATGTTAGCTGATAATACTCTGCGGCTGCTGTTTCCCTTTGAGCTCGGAGGTGCGCATGCCGCTGATCTGGCGATCGACGCCAAACATTTAAATGCAGCGCAAGCCAGATCCGAGACGCTGCTGACAGAGATGTTTCCTGACCAGACGGCGAAACTGCTGACCGATTGGGAACGTGTTCTTGGGTTAGTCCCCGGTAGTGATGATCCTTTGCAGTTTCGGCGGGAGCAGGTGGTTCGTAAGATTCGCGAGCGCGGGGGCTTATCCAGGGCGTATTTTATCGGCCTGGCTGCGAGCATGGGGTACGCGATCGATATTGTCGAGCCGGTTCCGTTCATGGTGGGCTGGGGAAGGATCGGTGATAGTCTTGACGGCGCTGCTGTTTGTTATCAGTGGGGAGTGCGGATCTCCGGTCAGCCGGTCTGTAGGTTTAGGGTCGGTGATTCGGCGGTTGGAGAGCGGCTGCTGTGGTGGCATTCGCAACCCCTGCTTGAGGATATCATCAGGGCATTAAAGCCTGCCCACACTTTTGTGTATTTCATTTACGAGTAGGGAGGAGATCCATGCAAAGAATAGAAGCAGACGGCGGGCTGTTTATTTCCGGAAACCCGGCGACTAGTACGCTCGGGACTGTCCTGACCGCCGAATGGGCCAATGCAATTCAGGAGGAACTTGTCAGTATCCTTGTGGCGGCCGGCGGAGTGTTGAATCCCGGCAGTTACGTGCAGATTCGAGATTCTATTGTTGCGCTGATTGACGCCAGAATAACAACATTATTGGCGAGTTCAGCTGAGACGATAGCGGGGACGCGAGATGATTTGGCTGTGTCTCCAGCAGGTTTGGCAGCTTTGACGGCCTCGACTGAACGCCGTGGTTTGGCGGAAATAGCCACACCTGCAGAGCTAGCTGCTGGTTCTGCTGGTGTGCTGGTTCCGACGGTATCAGATTTAATGGCGCTTTTTTCTAACGGTATTGCAATAAAAAAACTACCCAAGGGCATCGTGTTCCAGACCGGGGAGAGCGGCTCGATTGGTTATGATATGTCAATTACGCTGACGTTTCCTGAGGCTTTTTCGGCTGTTCCGGTCGTGGTGCCGTATATAAAAAACATGTCCGGTACAAATGATGACGTGTGTGTCAAGACCCAATCAGTCACGGCTACTCAAGTAACCCTTCGTTCTGAACGTAACGCGGATGGCACGGTTAGTGGGACCAGATATGTCGGCTACATTGCCATGGGCACAATTTAAGGAGCAAGTTGGTATGAAATATTCTGCGGCAACGAAAGGATGGTACAGCGACAGCCGGGCCGATGCGCCGGATGATTGCGTCGAAGTTTCTGGCGAAAGGTATGCCGAATTGATGGCGGCGGAACAGTTGGGGAATGTAATTGCCGCCGACGCTTCAGGTTATCCAATACTTATCATGGCGGAGCCTACAGTGGAGGCAGTTCCTGCGGTCATATCAGCCAAGCAAGGCAAATTGGCATTGCTCGATGCGGGCCTTTACGACGAGATCGAAACGTACATCGGAACGCTCACAGGCGCCGCAGGTACTCGGGCAAGAATTACTTGGAGCGCAGCCACTACTTTTCGGCGCGATGATTTGATTCTTAACACTATCGCTGCGGACAAAGGTTTGACAAGCGCAGACGTTGATCAGATTTTTTTGAGGGCTATTCAGCTTTGATTTTTTTGTCGTCGAGGTTCCGTTCAAGTTTTTCTTGATGATATCAATACGTTTTTGGCGGTCAGTTTTCGCAATTTTCGCGCTTGGCGTTTCGCGCGCCGCTTCAAGT